CTCCTGGGGGATATCCTCATCCTTCCCTTTCCTCGTAAAGGTACGATAGGCAATCAGATCACCGTCAGCGTCCAGAAGGCCCATCTCTGAGATTTCTTTTCCGGTCAGCTCTCCCTTTTCCAGGGTAGCCTTATACCGGCAGGTTGTTTTTTCCTCGTTGACATAGCTGTGCCCTTCCACTGCTTTTTCCAGGAGTTTATTGTAAAGTCCTACCTCCTTTCCAGTGGTCGCCTTGGGAACCCCCTGTTCATTCACGCCGCCGTTTCCCCATACCATCTTAGCGATTTTGGGAAGGCTGCTGTCTCCTGCATGAGCCATACAAAGTTTTTTTCTGCCTGTTACTGTAATTACGCCTTTATTGCTTGCCATATTTTTATCCTTTCCCGGCCTTAACCGTTTACAAATTATACCGACCGCCGTCCAGCTTCCGGCTGCCATTCAGCTTCCAGGAGCCGTTCAGCAGGTTCTTTTTATACATAAAAGCTTCTGCCTGCAGTACAGAAACCTCTGCCCCTGACTGACAGGTCAGCCTCTGTTCCATTCTCACATTCTCTGCCGCTTCCGTGCATATGTTCAGCGCAGCTTCTGCTTTTATGTTCTCTTCTGCTGCCATGTTAAAACAGCTTCCGGATAACGCCGCCTGAACCGGAACTGCAACTGGCACGCTTACGCTCATCGCCACCGGATAAAAATCCAGCGTCTCGCTGCTGTCATACCCGTTTAATTTTCGGCCGCCGTCCAGCTTCCACCGTCCGTCTAACTTTAAAACAGCCAGATTAAACCTGGGATAAAACTCAGAAAAGAACCGAATCTTGTTCTCATATTCAATAGGTACTTCATAGTTTCCCAGATATCGGCCATACACCTCCAGGATGATATGCGCCGGCGTCATCCGAAAAATCGAATTGTACAAATTTCTAAGCATTACTGCAGTTTGACTGGAAATCCATATTTTTACCAGATATTCATTGTAAAAACACTTAATTTCATAATTGTCCTCTCCTACTGCTGATGCCAGAAATTCTTTCAGCTTCGGAAGTGTATAAAGGGATTCCATATTCCACTGCAGAAGGAGAATCCTGCGCCGTTCCTCCAAGGTCGCTCCTATGTTGGAAATCTGCAGTAAACGCTCGTAATAAGCCAGTGTCGCCTCATCGCAGGTCTGAATAAAGCAGTTATCGGAAAGCCTGTCCGCGGTTCTCTCCACTTCCTCTGCCGCTTCTCCTTCCGCTTCCATAATCTCCTGGAATTCCAAGATCGGTCTGAAATATTCAGGCAAAATTTCCATCAAATCAACTGCCACTTATCACCACCTCCCCCAGCTTCGGAATCTGCTGCAGTTCTGCCGTTTCCGTCAAAATCAAATCCTTTCTAGAGCCGTTGAGCATCACATTGGATACATTGACCGCCTCGGGAATGGCAAGGATTGCTGCAATAATACGGGCAATGTAAATTGCTACCGGATACTCTACCTTTCTGGTTTTTAGCGGCGCCCCCCATTCCTCACACACGCTTTGTATGTATTCCTGAATCTTTTCCTCCACCTGGGACTGGTATGTAGAAGCTTCTGCTCCCGCCGAAAACTGAATTTCACAGGAAAAATTAAGAATCAATTCCTCTGCCGTTCCAATCGTCACCTGAGCGCCAATAGGAGCAATCCCATATCCGTTTTCTGATGGCTCTGAGCCCCCATCCTCCGGTGGACAGACCAGTTCCTGAACCTGTTTGATAAGTTCTGTTTCCGCCGGTTTTAAATCGCTGTTTAAGATACTGCATAAAACAGTGCCTCCGCCTTTCCAGATAGGATAAACCTGGACAGCTCCCACTCCTTCGATAGCCAGAATATGATTTCGATAGGAAGCAATATTTCCGCCAAAAGACGCCGCTTCAAAGGTTTCCATAAAGCGGCCGCGTAAAGAATCATCCTCTTCTTCCTCTGCTCCGGATATTATAATTTCCCCGATGAATGCAGAAGTCAGTCCAGGAATCGCAGTAATGGGCAAAATTGCTCCTGTATAGCTGTTTCCAATGATACCTGGAGTTGTGCAGGTCAACTGATAGATATACTCTGTTTTTTCATCCCGGTTCAGCACAGCTATCTGCTGTCCGCTGGTAAAAATGACTGAATTTGCACCGTTTATAGTCTTGAATGTGCTTCCCTCTGGAATCGTCCTGGCAAAAGTTCCCTGGCGGACCGCTGCGACTGCCTGCTTACGAAAAATCCCCCGTTCCTCACAGATATAATCCAGAGCCTGTCCCACCGCAGTTTCAGCGTAAGCATTCTGCTGGATTTTCGCAAGCAGCATATAAATCCCTTCCAGATACCACGCCACCGGTCCTACTGCCGTCTGAATGATACTTCCCTGTCTGGTATCAATGGTTTTTGGAACCTGGGAAAGCATCTCCTTCTGGATCTGCTCTCTGGTATATCCACTAAAATCAATCACATCCTCACCTCCTCTGAAAACGTCCCGAATACGGTAATTACATCAAAGGAAACTGCCATTTCGCCTCCGCCCAGATCTGAAAATACAAAATTGTCCGCTGATAAAATACGCTTATCTACGGAAAATGCCTCTCGAATCCTCCTGGGAAGCTCGCTCACAATGTAGTCAGATTCTTCCCCAGGCAAATCCTCCAGTTCACAGCCAAAATTGCTGTTATAAATCTGCCAGCGATATCTTTCATTGGCAAGAATAATCTCCACCGCCTGCCGCATCGCCGGAAGCCCCGCATCCATTCCTGCAATCTGTTTCGATGTCCAGTCAATCAAAAACGTATTAGTCGGAAGTTCCGTATAAGTCAGCTCCGTTGACAGTTCCACATGTTTTGGTAATGTTGCCATATGTCCCTCACAATCTCGATAGGATCACATACTTCTGCCCTTTCATAACCCGGAGCATCAGTACCTTATCTCCTGCTTTTAACGCTTCCTGAATTATCATTGTTACTGTTCCGCCTTCTCCTCCCTGCACTGGCGCCGTCACACTTTTCGGTTTTACTGCATCCGTCAGCAGAAGGGCCTGTTCCGGAATGGGAGGCACAGACACGTCCAGCTGTACCGATAACGGTGCCCCTGACAAGACGGTTCCTGTTGCCATGTCTGCCAGCTTCATCGCCTTGATACTTTGCTGAATCGCCAGCTGAAATGCACCTAATAACTCTACCTCAGACAAGATTCATCCCTCCCAACTGTCCAAAATCTTTCACCTCAATGTTCATTGTATGGGTATCCGCTTCAAACTTGTGCGTCACTTTTTCAGTCAGAAGAAGCCGCGAAATCTGAAGATCATTGACTGCGCCTATCCGTACTGGCACAATCGTACCGGCGCGGATTTCCTTTACCCCTACCGCCTCAAAGCTCACTGTCTGCAGCACTCGGTTATAGTAGGCCAGATAAGTCTGGCACAGCTGATCAATCTGTGCTTCATTCATATTTTCATCTACTTCATCGTAATACTGCAAAAGCCCCCACTTCTTAATGGTTTCCGTATCCTCGTGCAGGTACACGTCAGCCTTTCCGGTTTCACTGTTGGCTTTGACCAGTTTCACCCGGTTATAGGTGTCTGAGTCGATATCTTTTTTATAGGTATACTCCGTCATCAGACTGCTGTCTCCGATGAGCGTATTGACATACATGTTTTTAGCTTCCCGCAGCGTCAAAGCGCCATTGTCATCGTAAAAGTTAAAAATCCTCCCTGTTCGGTAAATCGTTTCTGCCAGGGCGTCAAAAATAATATCCAGGCAGCTCTCGTTTTCCTTAATCAGACAGGGAAACGCATAGCCGGTATCTTCCAGGGTGCCACAGGTTAAGTTAAAATCAGCGGCTATCTGCTGGATCATCTGCCCCAAAGTCATAGCCTCAAATACATAGCTTGCATTAGCCTTCAGGTATCGGAGCTGATCATAAGCAGTGCAGGTAATTTCCCCATCCTGATTCTGCTCAATAGTAAAAACATAACCTTTAAATAAAGGCACACCGCCCACAGCAAAGGACACATGATTTCCTGCCTCTATACCGCATACTCCCTGCTGGATACAGGTAAACGTAAATTTAGCCGGACTGTCCAGCCGCTGTGTCACCAGCTCTGCCTCTGTCGTTAAATCTGCATATTCTGTTATTCCGGCATCCGATTGAATTCTCAAAGACATATCCATTTTTGTCACCCCGTAATCTGAATCTGGCTCTCCTGAAGCCATCCATAGGAACCGATATGAATCGGGTAAGGATTGCCAGGAACAATCCTTGTAACCGTCGTGCTCAGATTATTCGCAGTTCCAAAAGGCTTGCTTCCATAGCTGTCATACCAGTACTTCCCATTGGCTGTCACAGAAGCTCCTACCCGCAGGCTGGGCGTTTCCACAGGACGTTCCGGCTCCGAAGAGGCTGCTGCTTCTGTGTCTCCCTGCCCAGTGGAGGCAATCACCAGTGTCTCCGGAGAATAATCCCGATACTCCGTCAATTCGATGGAATAATACATATCCCCCGGCTCCCCGCCTTTATCTATCGTTTTAAACTCCGATACAATACAGCGCATATTCGTGTCGTAAATGCCAGAGCGCGAAATAATCAGACGGCATTTCGTTTTCTTCTTCAGGGCCTCTGAAAAATACTGCTCATAATCTTCCGGTTCTCTGGCTTTACTGTTCACATACGGCTCATCGCCTGCTGGAAAAAAAGATTCCCAGGAAACAATCCTTAATGATGGCTTCCTGGGAACTACGATTTCCCCCTTTCCCAGCACGGCATATGTTTTGTGATTCGTCGGATACTGAATTTCCAGCTCCTCCGGGTTGACCGGAATCTTCACTTTTCTGCTGCCAAATTTCAAATAAATCGAGCAGCCGTTTTCAATTCTTCCCATTGCCCCCTCCTATCTATGCGAGACTGCCGTACTGCTGGCCATCTGCTCAATCAGCATCCTCCGGATCCGGTCCGCCACATCCTCGGCAGTCAGATTTTTGCTGGAACCAGACGGAAGCGTAACAGAAATATTAGGAGCCAGGGTTTTCAGCTCAACCTGGTTCATATACCGCCGCTCAGCCATATCCCGGTACAGTTTCAAATCCTCGTCCGCAAGATTGACGCTGCCTTCCACATTTTTTACGTTTCCAACACTTCCAACCTTTCCAATATCCATTGAGTCCCCAGACGGAACAGAAAAGCTTCCACTTCCCAGTCCCCCCAGACCTCCTGTCAAATCCTCCAGATTCAGACTGAGATTATCCAGCTTCGAGCCGAGATTAGAGCCATACTGCCCCCATTCCTGCGAAGTTCCGTACACATCGAGTGTTGACATGCGCTTAATCTGAACGGCATTTTCTCCGAAGTTTTCATCTACCCAGCCTGACACTTTGTCGCGAAAACCGGCCACTGCTCCCGATAAATCACTTTCCAAAAGCGCGTCAATCGCTCCAGCCACCGTTTCCACCATCCCCAAGATAGAATCGAACACTTCAGCAAACAGCCGGACGGTAGCGCCTAGAGGAGCATTCCATACATTTGCAAAAAATTCTGCAAAAGCTGCAATCACATTCCAGAGAGTAGCAAATACGTTGTATCCCACTGCGTAAATCATGCCGAAAACCTGGCCGACCCATCCGCCAACCTCCTGCATCCCGATGCCGAACTGCTGGGCTGCAATCATAGCCGCTGCCAGTACCATTACAAGAAGCAAAATCGGCAGATGCGCAAGCATCCATGCTCCCGCTGACGCCAGCGCTCCGGCAACACTAAATCCAGCAGCCATTACCGATTGAATCTTTACGAAAGCCAAAGCCGCTCCAATCGCAGCCAGAATTGGAATAATGAAATCCAGATTATCAACAACCCAAACAGCCCCCTGCCCGATGGCTGACAAAGCGTCAACACCTATCTGGGCAAGCAGAGAAAACAGGTTGATCATCTGGCGCAGGACTCTCTGCCCATCTGCAGAGTTAATAAAGTCACTCCATTCTGATGCAGCACCCTGAAGGCTGTGCTGGACTTCGTTCTGGAGCTGTGTCATAGCCTGGGACAGTGTCATGGGCATACTTTGAAATTGTTCATTGATTTCGTCCGCTGATGCAAGCATCGCATTTTTGACAACTTCCGCCGTTACCATTCCATCCTCCGCATACTGCTTAATGGAGCCGGAGGCCCATCCCATGTACTGTTCGATGTTCCTGGCGATTCCAGGCGCAGCATCCAGAATAGAGTTGAGCTCTTCCCCGCGAAGCGCCCCGCTGGCCATCGCCTGCGTCAGCTGCACCATCGCTCCCTCCATTGCAGCCGCGCTTCCCCCGCTTACCGCAAACTGCTTATTGACTGATTCCATAAAGGCAATCAGCTCCTGATTGGAGCTAAACGCGTTCCCGGCATTCAGACCCATCTTTGCAACCGCATCCGCGGTAGACGTATAAGAAGCCCGGGAACGCTGGGCAGACTGATAAATCATTTCATTCAGCTGCGCCGTATCCTGCAGGCCGTCATTCATCAAGTTAAGCCTTGCCATGATCTGCGTCTGCGTATCAGAAAAGTCCAAAAAAGACCTGACTAACATGGTTGCTCCGGTTGCTGCTGCAATATTCCGAAACGTGGATAAAAGCTGTCTGGCCGAACGATTCGTTCGCTCCACTTCTTTCTGATGCCGCTTCTGATTCTGGATAGTTTTAAGCATATCCTGATTCTGCTTTTGTAACTGTCCCCCCAGTTCCCGGATCGATCCGATGACAGCTCCTGCCGATTTTCCCATTGCTCTGGTCAGGTTTTTGTCCAACATCTGCGTTGTCTGTACTGCCTGATTTCCTAAAGCAATGAACGTGTGGAAGGAGGCAGAAAACTGATCGGTCAATGTCAATGTCTCATTGATTTTTCCCATTTACTTTTTCCTAACCTCCCGCATCTCTTTTTGAAGCAGCTCCCACATAAAAAGTTTTTCTTTCAGCGGTATCTTCAAGACCTCAGAGGGAATAACGCCGTGATTGCAAAGCATATACTGGCACAGCCTTGAATCCAGCGTATTCCCGGCAGCTAGTTTTTTGCCTCATCCTCCAGCTCATCCAGCTCGCTCTCTTCTGTCACCAGTTCATTCAATTCCTTGATTGCATTCACCAGGCGGTTATATTCTCCAACCGTCAGCATACGTCCAGGAACCTCCAGAGGATCCATTGTCTTATAGTAGGCGCAAATCTCGGAATCCTGAAAATCCGGACTCACCACACAGGCCTGCACCAGAAGCTTTCCATATTTGTCGGAATCCAGTTCCTGAACGATCTGTCCATTCAGTTTTGTTTTCTTTGTGGCCCGCTTTAACAATTTCCCATTGGTCTCCTGATCAATGACACGGATCACAAAAGGAACCGGCTTCCCGTCCGGTCCCTTCGCTCTTTTCGTGATAATCACAGACTTTGTTTCCTCCATTACCGGTGGCAGTAAAAACGCTTTAATATCTCCCATTATATCCTCCTTCTTATCCCAGCTGAGCCGGGGCATCATTAAAATAATTCAGCACTTCAATTCCTGTGTAAGAAAAGCTGACTTCCATCTCGAGAAAATCCGCTTCCGCATCCAGAATAGCGATTGGCAGCTTCTGAAGCTTTACATTATAAAATGCAACCGTCTGCGTCCCCACGCTTGTAGACGGGTCGTCATTGGTGACCTGAAGCGTAAAGTATGGAAGCTTTCCTGTTTTTAAATACTCCTGAAGAATTCTCAGGAAATGAGGAGTTCCATAGTAAATCGTCATCGAACCAGTCAGAGAAACTCCTGTCGTTTTTTTCTGTACCAGTCTTGTCCCAACCACCTTAAAATCAGATTCCTGGAACTCCGCATCAGACTGGAATTTCTTCAGGCTGAACATCTCTATATTTCTTCCATTTAAGGTCATAAAGGCCTTACCCTCTTTTCCGTTGAGGGCATCCCGTTCCAGCAAAAACATGCTCTTCCTCCTTAATCGTTCTCAGTGTTTGCAGATACATTGACGGTCATATAGATTTTCTCTACCGCATCTACAGGCTGAATCGCCGCCGTAATAACTACGGAGTCTACTGTTTTCCCAGCAGATACCGTCACATCCTCCGCTGTAAAATTCTTAATTCCGTTGTTCGCCTGTATTTCGTTTAAATAGCCAACAATCCAGCTTTTTAACAGGCTGCGGCCTGTCTCGTTATTATCTACCTTTCCGATGTAATACAGGCTGAACTGCCGGTATACATCATTGCAGAACTGCATCAAGACCCGCATTACCCTGTTTTTGGAAAATTCCTCTCCTTTGTCAGGTGTAAAGGTTGTCAGTGTGTTAATGTCTGTGCAGACCTTCACACTTCCAAAGGTATCAATAAAGCATAGATATCCGTCCTGTACTGCCTTGGATGCCTGCTGCTCCGTCAGCTTGGGACTGGCTTCTAAAGCTCCCAAATACTGGGCATAGGTCAAAGACTGATAGTACATCGCCCCTGCCTCTGCTCCTCCGACCCACCAGGTGGTCTGCTGAGGCGTGAGAACAGTGCCGTTTTCCAGCTTCACGCCGTTTTTCAGCGCAATGACGTACTCACTGTTGCACCCTGCCGCGGTTTCTCCTGCCATGACTGCCTGACATTTCTGTCCGATATGTTCCGATACCCGCTTCACGAATGTGGCAAAGGCCTGGATCGTAGCGGTATCAGTTCCGTCATAAACCAGGATGTCAAACTGATACGGCTCAAGGGCAGTCAGAAAGTCTGCATAGTCTCCTGCTGCCACCGTCGGATCCTTTCCAGAAGAAAGCGCCTGTCCTGCCGTCTCTGTAATCGTCGTTCCGGAGCCGGAAAAAGTTACCCAGGCATTTTCTTTCAGCTGGGATAAATCCTGAACGCTCTGTTCGTCTATCACGGATCCGTCAATGACGGTCTCCACATCATAGGTTCCATCCGCCTCCACCTGCTCCTGAATAACGATAGTAATATCATTCCCCCTGGCTCCCTCATACTGTGCTGTTACAGTTAAAGCTCCAATCTCCGCAGATGCCTTCGCTCCCCCTGTTCCTTTCGGGCGATAAAGCAGGATCTTTCCCGGCCCCGCGGTGGTATCGCTGCCTTTCATCATCTCACGCAAAAACATAGCCTTTTCTGATGCGATATCATAGCCGATAAATGGGCGCACATTCTGCCCCGGCGTGATTTCCTGAATCACATTTGACGGCCCCCAGGATAGTGGTTCCGCAATTGCCACCACGCGATTCCCGATATTCGGGGCCACGCTGCCCTGTGATTTTACATTCATGTACACACCAGGGAGCTGTTTATTCTGGCTTGTCCATATGCCTCCTGCCATTGTGTTTACCTCTCTTTCATAATTTTTTGTATAAAAAGAACGCCCCTCCGAAGAAGGACGCTCTGATTATTGTTATGCTGTTGTTTTTGCTGCTTTTAATCCCTGCTCATAGCCGTATTGAAAAGCCTGATGGAATAAATCCTCTTGTATAGCAGATATATAATCATCCAGTGAGTGTACATGGGCTTTATATGCTTTTCTCACTTCATCCGCTGCGCTTTTCTGAATATCTTCCAGAAAAATAGTGTAGTATTCGCTGAGTTGCTGTTTATCCATTTTACGCCACCTCCTGATAACAAACCCGGCACTTATTGACACTGCCATTTGCAAGCCGAAGCTCTATCAATGAAGGGTAGCCATTCTCTTCCAGCCATT